TGATTGTGAAGTGACATTACCTAATGTAATATCTCCAGTGAGTTTTGCATCTATGGCCGCATTTGCTCTTGCGGCTGTATAATATAAGTTTGTTGAACCTTCTTCTAAATCGTCTGTATCATTGTCATCTAAATCAACTTTGTTAGATGTTTCCGCTTTTGTGTTTCTGTTTTTACTAACAGATTTAAGTTTACCGTCTGAACCTTTTCTCAAAACAACTTTATCGTTACCAGTTCCTAATTCAATTTCATCAACAACTAGTTTTCTTTTTACACTACTATTAGCAGTATCAGAGAAATCTATTTCATTATCTGATGTAACACTAATTGCTGTTGTGCCTAATTTTATGGTATTGCCACTTAGGTATAAATCTTTCCATCTTGCTGTATCACTACCTAAATCGTATGTTACGTTTGCACTTGGTACAACATTACCTGTTATTATTGTTTCTGTACTACTAATTTTAAATGTTTCATTATTACCATTAGCAGATAGTGTTAGATGCCCTTGTGCTCTGATTCCAAAATTGGCTGTTCCGCCATTTGTTATTAATGCTTCTGAATTTCCAATGTACCCTGTTTCTGTTCCGCTATTTTTAAATACAGTAACAGGACCATCACTATTTGTTGAGTCCATTACTAAAGCATTTTGGCTTGATGTGGATATACTAATATCACCTGTTACATCTACACTTGTTCCTTCTACTTTAAATACTTCTGAAGTATTGTTTGCATTGTAAATTTTAAAAATTGGGTCTGATCCGGAACTGTTATCTCTTACTCTTAATTGGGTAGCAGTTCCGTTACTGTGGGCTACATCTAAATATGCACCACTAAATTTTAATATTGGGTTTGTTCCTAATCTTAAACTACCATTTACAAATAGTTTTTCATTTGAACTTGTTGAACCGATAGAGACTGTGTCGTTTGCAGAATCTACAAATAGTGTTCCAGAATCTACGTTAAGTTCCGGTAATGTTGATCCGATATTTTTCCAAGTGCCGTCATAGACTTGTAAACTTGAATTAGAACTATCAATGTATATATCACCCGCAGAGATGCCTACACTCGGTATTGTACCAGTGGAAATTTTACTACCTGCACCAGATTTTCCTATTTGAAATTCAGATACGGTAGTTCCTTTGAAATTACCAAATATCGCCATTAATTTACTTCCCGGTTAGTTCAAGGAGTTGTAATAAGGACACCATGCCTTACGAACCCTTGTCTATGCCTTTTGTCGGCACAGTCTTATCCGTTCAATAGTATTTATCTTTTTATGGAATTTAGTATAGTTTAAACTAAAATTTCTACTACACCAGGCATTGCATCTGTTTTAGTTTCTAATGATCTACCAACTATTTGGAGATGATCATCACTGGAGATTAGGATATTTTTTATAAGCATCTATTAAAGCATCACTAAAAGCCTCTGCTCTTTTGGGAGTTTGTATTGCCCAATCACTGTCCAGTGCTTCTTTACTGGCGTCTAAAAATTTACCAGCATCTATCAACTTCATTGTGTTATCAAACAGTTCCCACACTTTATTACCCATTTGGAATTGAACATCTACAAGTGCCTCGAAATCAACATATTGTAAATTAGGATGTTTTTGTATTGCTTTTTCAACATCTTTAATTTTCTGTTCTACATCATGATTAAATAATTCTTCTGCTTGAGCAGGAGAAATAGTGTCCCCTACTTTTAAATGTTTTACAGGAGATGTATTATCTATTAAATGACCTATACCCACTGTGGGTTTTTCTTCACTGTCTAAATAAACTCTGTAGTTACCTTCAGTGTCATACATTTTATAAACTGCAAGTGGATCGTCGCTTAATTTAATATAATCAATTTTGTTTCCGTATTTTTCATGTGCAAATTTTACTTTATGTTCATTACCTTTATAAGGTTTACTTGCTTCATTTTTCCAAATACGCTGTTTAAGTAATTCTTTATTTAATTGTTCACTGTTATCTGCAAAACTGTCTCTTTCTTTAGTGTCTGGTTCATCCATTGTGTGCCACAATATATTATTATTAACAGCATCTTCTATTTCCTCAGCAAAATCTAAAATTTCTTGTTTTGATTTTTGATCTAATTTTTGAAACTCGGGGGTTTTTACTAAATTTTCTAAATCGCTATGTATTTTTTGATATTGATCGATTTGGTTTGGCATTAATTCGTTATAATCATCATAATCTATATCACCGTCACCGTCTTTGTCACTAATCGCCGTCGCCGCCGCGGCACTAATTTTATTTACTAGCATCATCAGTCCAGTAGTAAAAAGTAAAATTCTACCCCATAAAGGTGTTTCTTGTGGATTTGATGCAGGTTTTTGTTCAGCATTAGATATAACATTTGCTACTTTTTGTTTACCTTGAGGAGTTAAAACTTTGTCCTTTTGTAAGACTGCTTTGGCTTTTTGTGCAAAAGGTTGAATTTTTTGATTAATTTTGTCTGTTACATCGGTTGATGTAGCACCACCGGTAGGATAATAACCAGTGATTTCATATATTTTCATTATACTATGATTTCAACAACACCGGGTGCCGCTGAAGTTTTGTGCTCTAATGCTCTACCAATAATTTGTAGGGGACTTAATAATTTAGGATCGCCGGCTACCATGGCATGTCCTGAGGTATCACTGGTAATTAGCACATCACCTTTTTTACATGTACCTGCAACTTTACATGGTATTCTTCCACGTAATGCTACTGCTACCACATGTTCACCTTCACAGTCTACATTCATTAAGTGTGCAGGGTCTGTACTTACAACACCCATTGCTTTGAAACTGCCTGGTTCATCTGTTACAGTGACCTCTTTATCACCGCCTAAAATTAAAACAGTACCTGGTTCGTAATCACTATCTGCTTCGTAATTTTCTGCCAAGTCAGCATATTGTGCCTGAGTTGCTGTTGCTGTGATAGTACCTGCGGCAAAATCACCATTAGTGTCTCTGACTACAGCCTTACTTGCTGTATTTGTACTAGTAAATTTATTTGTATCTGTTAAATCAATAGATAAATTTACACTACCACTTGCCGCTCCACCATCTAATCCGGAACCATTTGCTGTAAGTACAGCAGAAATATCTCCGTATCCTTTGCTTTCAATTAAATCGTTTACTGCCGCTGACGTAAGTATTTTACCATCAGTATCATAAAATCCGTTAGTTGAGAATGATGATGCATCTTGAATACTACCTGAAGCCAATTCACTTAATGTTAAACCGCCAACATTAAATGTTGTACCTGATAAACTTAATCCTGTTCCAGCAGAATATGTTGTATTAGTATCTGTATTAGTGTCAACCCAAGGTACATTAACATACATCTTGCCACTATCTAATTCAACTGGATAGTTTTTACCGTTTTCTGAATAGCCAACTTTTACACCACCAAATGCTGATGATGTTGCTTGTACAACTGATAATGTTTGTGTGTGAGTACCCGTTGTAGTATCTACTGAACCTGTTAAACCATCACCTGCTGTAATATTAACACGACTTATATCACCACTTGGTCCTGTAGAAATACTTGTAACTCTACCGTAAGCATCTAATGTGATTTGATCTATTTTACTATTATCATCTGTAGAGCCATATGTACCAGCACCAGCACCTGCTGTTGCCAAAGCCACACTTATATTTCCTGTACTTCCACCACCTGTTAATCCTGTACTTGCTGTTACGCCTGTGATTGTTCCGAATCCTGCATCATTATCAAACTTGCTTAACCCAATCTCATCTGCACGTTTTCTACGTTGTACTGAATAGTTTAATGTAACACCATCTATATCATAATCATTATCTAATACAACAAATTCATCTTCACCAGCAAATGTTTGTGTCATATCAGTTAATTCTGTTAAATCAACATTTACGGAAGTTGAATTTACATCTATTAAATCCCCTGCACCAACGGCTAGGGAAACAGCACCTGCTGAACCACCGCCTGTTAAACCATTGCCGGCTGAAACTGAAGTAATATCTGCAGAATTAGTATTTGTAATTGTAATTGTTTGACCACTATGTGTAACATTAACACCTGTTCCACCAGTGAATGTAAGAGTTTGTCCTGAACCTATTCCTGCGGCACTATTTGTATCTGTATTAAAGTTCCAACTAGAATAGTTATCTGCTGTTGTACTAAATGTTCCTGTACCATTGTTATATGATATAAGTCCTGTTCCAGAGAATAAACTTCTTACTTCTGAATCTGTTCTTTCTGTAAATGAGAAATTTCCTGTACTACTATTATAACTTAAAGAACCACCTGCACTAAATAATCCCCTTATTGTAGCATCGGTCCTATCAACATCTGTAAAACTAAATTCACCAGTACCAGCATTATAACTAATACTTCCTGTACCACTAAATGCACTTCTGATTGCACTAATATTTGCATCAACTGTTACGACATTACTTGCTTCTGATAATGTTGCGTACGCACCATTACTAATACTTTTTACACCATGAGTATCAACATTTGCAACTGTTTCCTTTCCTGCATATAAGTCAATGTCACCTGAACCAACACTTGCTACTGTTCCTACACTTGCTGTGGGCGTAATTTTCTTTGCTTGTCCACTTATATAAATGTATGCTTCTCCACTTTCTGTATATATTGCATTTGCTGTTGTACTTGACACACCAGGAACAGACAATACACCATCAAATGTTTTTGTACCTGCTATACTTTGATTGCCTGACGTTCTTACAACTGTGCTATCAACTCTGATATTACCGTTGCCTTGTATATAATCTATTCCATCACCACTTTGTAAAGCAGTTCTATAAACACTTGACGTTGGACCTTCATAATGCATCTGACCTGTTGCATCATTGTATTGGAAATCACCGTCGCCTGTATTTGTACCTACACTTAGATGAGCTCTAACCTCAGTAGCACTTGGGCCTGTGTAAGTAATAACACCTGTACTGCTATTATATGCTAATGCACCATCGCCACTTGCATTTGAAATACTGAATAATGCTCTAACTTCTGAATTGTTGGTTTCTATAGTATCAGCATTTACTGTAATACCATATCCTTGTCCAACTGCTATGTCCCCTGAACCGAATGTTAAACCTGCACCGCCTGTAATATCAGAAAGCAATAACATATCATTATATGAGGTACCATTATTACTAAACTGCCATCTATTTGCACTATGATTCCATTTTAAATTTGGGAAATTACCACTGTAATTACCTTCTACAAATATTTGTGCATCTGCGTTAGAACTTGCACCATCTCTAAGTGTTAAACTTGATGCAGTAATAACTGAATTTGTTTCAGTTGTGGCATTAACAGTTGTAACTGTCATTGTACCTGTAACAACTAAGTCACCGTCAACTGTAAATCCTGAAACATCACCTGCTCCACTTAAATCTACATCACCTGTAAATATTTGGTTACCACTAAATGTTTTATTGCCAGATATAGTTTGTGAGCCAGTTGTTCTTACAACTGAGCTGTCTACTGCAAAACTTCTTGAAGATGTGATATCACCACCGCCACTTAAACCATCTCCTGCTGTTAATGTTACAGTACTATGGTCAACATGCTCGTTCGATACAAATCCACTTAAATTATCATGGACAATTTCGCTATCAGTTGTACTAATAACACCTGAACCACTTACTGCAATACCTGTGCCACCACTGATATGTGCTCTTACTTCTGCGGCACTTGGTCCTGTATATGTGAATACACCGTTACTGTATGTTAGACTTCCGTCGCCACCTGTATCGTTAACACTAAAATATCCTTCAACTACAGATTCTAAACTTGTAATTTGAGATGTTGCAATTTGTATTGGTGTAGTTGCGGCTGTTGTTAATTGTCCAAATCCGTTTACTGTAAATGTAGATACCGCTGAAGCACTTCCATAACTTGCGGCAGTTACTCCTGTTGTGTCCATATTTACAACTGGAGTTGCGCCTTCTGAACCGGAGCCCACTACTGTAAGTCCGTTACCACCAGTTAATCCAGCAATATAATCACCTGTTGTATCTGTACCTAATACTACTGAATTTGGTTGTATTGTTGTGGCAATAGAAGCAGTATTTCCTGCTCCTATAAATGTTGCACTACCTGTAACATCTCCTGTCAATGCTACTGTAACTGCACTTGTAAACTTTTCTGCTGAAGCACTTTGACCAATTACATTTCCTGTAAAGTTAGTAGCAGTAATATTTTTATTAAATTGTATAATTCCATTTGTGGTATTATAACTCATAGTGGCTTCATCAGAACCCGTACCGTTTAGTGTTAAGGCGGCCGTTGTTGCATCACCATCTGAATTAATAATAAATTGATCAGTCTCTAATCTATTAATTGTTTCCGTTGTTTCAATCTGAGTAACATTGCCCTCTATCGTCAGGGCGCCTTTTATGACTAATTCTTCGTCACTGTTTATGTACGTCTTTCTTGTTGCCATTTAATATGTTCCTATGGAATTAACTTTCTATAAGACTATTTATCAATATTATGCAAAAGAAAATCCACTCAGAAAAAAGGCACCTTAAAGATGCCTTTTTCTTTATACCTTAAGGATAAAACGGATTGTCTGTTATATACAAAGGTAAATCTGATTTCTTTTCCGGTCTAGTTACAGAGCGGGGAAACATTTTTTCCTGCATAACAGTTTTTCTTTGTTCTCTTCTTAAGGCTAGTTTGACTGCACGTTTAATAAGTGCTGTTTGATTAGTCATGTCATCTCCTTTTACAAAGATGCGTTCCTTCGGTTCTATTACCTACTTCCGTCGTCGCTCTACATTTAGAGTGGCGATGAACGAATGTGGCGTTCCTTCGTCACAATTGACTACTTCCGTTCACTGCTACATTTAGAGTGAATGAACGATGTAATTTGCATTACAAAATTATTTATCAATGTATTGAGAAATACCAGTCAAAAAAAAGGACTCCTAAGAGTCCTTTTTAGTGTTTCGGTTAGAAACTGTTCTAATAAGTCTTTTAAGGCTTACTGGAATGCAACGTTGGCTAAAGTAATAGCATCAACGTAATCTGCCGCGTTACCCAATGAACTTGCAGTATTTGTAAGTTCTTTGTAACCATATCTTGTCATAAATGACACTACTGGTTCAAATGTGCTTGGGTCCATTACTGGGCCTGTGCTCATTAATGGGATATAAGGACAATAGAATGCTGGAGCATCAGTTTCGCTTGATCCTTTGTAACCAACTAGTACTTTAGTACCGTCAGCCGCATAGTTATCTACGAATACTTTGATTGTTCCGTTTAAAGTTCCAACAAACTTAGTGTTTGTAGGTGCTTCAAATGAACCTTCTGTTGTTCTTGCGAATGTTGAAGTTGACGCACTTTGTAGGATTGTCAATGCTTCAGGTGATACAACGATATAGTTACCAGCACCACGTCTTGTTCTAGCCGCGATTCTGTTAGCCGCTCTGTTGATCTCAATAGCCAATATAGCATGTCTGTCACCAACGTATGTAGGTGTTCCAGTTACACTACCTGCTGTAAAGTCAAGTGTTGTACCTGCGCCAGCAAGAGTTCTTAGTGAACCGATAATTTCTTGGTCGATTTCAACTACGATTTCTTGTGCTAGTGCCTGCATAATTTCTGCTTCAACGTCAACGCCGTGCATACTTTCTGCATCTTGAGCCGCCTCAAAAGTCCATCTTGCTGATAACCTTCTGGTTTTCGCTTCAACAGTTTCTTTTAAGATTTGAATGCTCATTTTTCTACCTGGGTTACCCTCAGCCGCCGCTGTAGCGTCTGGAGATCCAGCATATGTAGAAGCAAGTTTGAAAGGACTTAAAGCCTCGTCACCTGCTGTTGCTCCACCACCAGTTTCAGAATATCTGACTCTTAGTGTATGGATTTGCCCTACTGGGCCAGTCATTGGTTGTACACCAACTAGTTCGTTTGCGATTACGGAAGGCATAACCCTTCTAATCAAAGGTAACATAACCTTGTTTAATGTTGCTACTGAACCAGCACCTGTGGCGCCTGCTGTTGCGGCCTCTGACAAATGTCTCTTTGTATTTTCGAGGACGACATCTAAAGAAGATTTTCTGTTTCCAGATAAGCCTTCAAGCAAAGCATCTTTAGTTGCTGACCAGTTGCTTTCAAATAAGTTCGCCATTTTTTAACTCCTAATTTATTTTGAAAGTCCGGCTAGTTTGCGGATCATATCTATTTCTACTACATCATCCGCACTCTTGTCATCGGCTTCTGTTACTACAGTCGCCTTATCGCCAGTGTGTTCACTGACAACGGATTCTGACAATGTCTTTTTCGCTCTTGGTGTTTCGCCGTCTAAAACTGAAGGCAAGTACTTGTTAAAGGACTCTTCCAGTTTCTCAGTTTTAACACTTTCAAGTAAATCTGACATAATTTCTTTCTTCTCTTTACCTAATGGTGCCATAAGTTCATTTAATGTTTCTTTACGATTCATTTGATCTTCAGCAATTCTTAATTTAGATTCAGTTAATTTAACTGCATCTTCTTTCTCAGCAATTACTTGCTTAGATTCTTTAAGTTTTGTTTCCATTTCAGCAATTTGTTTTTGTATTTTCTTGATTTCTTTTGCTTCATTCAAGTGGCTCATGCCAAATTCATTTGCAAATGCTTCAAAAATTCTGCGACCGAAGTCATTTTCACGAGCTTTAGTAATATCATCACGGAAAGATTTAACTTCATTAACAATTACACCATTAACAACGTTTTCAACTTTGTCTGCGGCTTTCTTAATAAAGTCTTTCTTGGCTTCTGCTAATTGCTTCTTGCCTTCTCTTACCATTTTAACTTTTTGTTCTACTAAAGATTTCTTATCTTCGTGGAACTCTGATAGTTCAGTTGCTAATTGCTCTGCTACAAAATTATCTAATTTTGCAACATGCTCACTAGTTCTATCTCTATCTGCTCTAAGTTCTTTAACTTCCTTTGCAACCATTTCAGTTACAAATTTGTCAAGTACTTTAGAGTGCTCACTAATTGCTTTGTGATACTTTACTCGATCACTTGCTAGGGCAGTTTTTTCTTCTGCAATAGCGGAAATTTCTGCTTCAACTTTTTCAGAAATAAAGTTGTCAACTGCTTCTACGATTTGACTTTTGTCATGTTCGTATCGCTGTGCAAACTCTTCTCTAAGTTCCGCAGTAAGTTCTTCTCTTGCTTCAGAAATTTTACCTTCCCAGGCTTCTTGAAGAGCAGACTTAACATCTTCTGTTAATTCCGCGTTCTCAAGTAGTTCTGTAAAATTCACTGTCATAGTAGTCTCCTACTTATATTTTTAATTCATTGATGAAACCAGTGATTGCTTTCATCAAGTGTTTCTCTGCACTTTTATCATGTGTTAATGCAGAAGCAGTCTCAAACATTTGAGCTCCGCCTCGCATATTAAATAAACTCTCATATATAGTTTTTGGATAGGCATCAGGTGCACTTGGTTGTGCCACAATGTCCACTGTTACAATATCAAAGTCGCTGACCTGTCCACTTCCGCCGACATTTCCGCTACCTCTACTGCTTACACCAAGATTTGCTCCTGCAGTTAATAATGCTCTTGCTATATTACCCATCGGTGTATCTATAATTTTAAGTTTTCCAAGACCGTTTGCATCTTCACAATACATGTCAGTAATTATATGACTAACACGGTCTAAATTTATTTGTAGTTCTTCAGGATGATCTAACTCACCCATCACAGTCTCGCCTTTTGCTAAACGAGCCTTTACACTATCAACAGCCTTTTGTATCTCATCCTTGGGATATACTCTACCATTTTGATTTTTTACATCACCTTGAATGAATAAACCAGCCATAAATAAGTCTTTACCATCTTTGGATTCCATTACCTGGACTCCAGATTGCTCAGGACTTAGATATTCGTATAGTTTATTAGCCATTGTTTACTCCTATCAGTAAAAAGACTTACGCCTTTTTAGGTTCAACGTTAATGTTGTCTGATGGTGTGTGATCTTTAGCAGATTCGCCTTTTACGCCATCGCTACCGTCATTTATAACTGGTGCTTTAACGTCGTTACCAACTTTAGTAGGTGCTGGCATTTTCATACCATCTTTAGAATCTTCGTCTCCGCCTTTTGGATCTGCAACTTTATCTGAAAGTTTAGTTGCTTCTTCAACAACTTCTT